AACAAAAAACTCAAGATTTAAATTTTGTTTCTCCTGAAAATGTTTTTCCCGAAGATTCAAGAATGTATTTACAATCAGTTGCTTTATCAAAATCAAGAGCAGATTATAATAATCAACCTTATATTAATGAAGAAAGAAATAAATTTGTTAGAGAAAGACCTATTCATTTTAATTCTGTTGTTCTTGCTAGACAAGCTCTGATTGATAGTCCTGATGGTAAATTAACTGGTAAAGAAATATATAATAAAATTAAAAATGCTCAGTTAAAAGCTGGTGAAGAATTTAATGTAGACACTGGTAAATTAAAAATTTCTTATGCTGGAGTTAGAGACAAAGAATTAAAAGATACAGGATTAAACAAATTAAAAGATAATGATGATTTATTTGAGTTAAGTCCTGATCAACAAACTTTAGTTAATGTAACTAGATTTGAAAAAGTTGATCCTGATACACTTACATTAATATCTCCTAAACTAGGAGAAGCAGCTAAAACAAATATCTCTTTAAGACAAAATGAAATTGTTTCAAGAAGTAATTTTATCAGTGATTATGGTGGTAGACCAAACCCTGCAAAAATTGGTGAGGGTGATTTTGATCAAATACCTTTTACTGAAACTGAAGAGTTTTATGTTGGTGAATCTTATCCAAGAATGTTTGTAGGAAATCAAAGAATAGGTGGAGAAAATTTAGCACAAGATGAAACTTTAGATTATGGAATAATTTCAATTAATGATCCAAAATCTGATTTCAAAGCACATATAAAAAGTGATGTTCCTCCTGAAATTGCAAAAGGTAATATTGCTTGGTCAAGAGTTTCCGTAAGAGAACATCCTAATGGCAAGAAATATCTTGTTCCAGAAGAGTTTCAATCTGATTTACATCCGAAAGCAAAAGGAACATCACCTACAAAACCCGGTATAGGTTATAAAGCAAGTGAAGAAAAAATACAAAAATTAACTCTTGACCAAGAAAATAAATTTTATGTTTTTGAACAAGAAAAGAGAAATTTAGAAAACAAAGTTTTTGATGACACTAATGAAGAAGAATTTTTTCTTGATTCTTATCCAAAATCAAATTACTCAGTCATGGGAAAAAATGCTAATGATTTAATTGATCTTAAATCCTCATTTGAGGATGCCATAGTAGAGTCTTTAGCTGATCCTGATTTTAAAGAATTTAATAATGATATAACTAGAAGCGAACTTACTGGTGTTGCTAGATTTGTATCTCGTGTAAATAAAAATTTTAATGAATTTACAGATATTGCTTCTAGATCAAGACCTGTTGGATCTGTAACTGAATATTTCAAATCAAAAAAACCAAATCCTGCTCTTCAAAAATATATGAAAACAAAAACAGAGTTAGCTGAAAAAATTTTTGAAAAAAAATATGGTATTTCACCAAAAGAAAATAATGCTTTAGTTATATCTAAAAGAGGAATAAAAGCAGTTTTAGATCCAGAATATGAATTAGATAACATTGAAAATAATTTAGAACTTTCAATGAAAGAAGCTGTAAATACAAATGATTATGGTTTTAGTAATGTTAGTTCTTTACATTCTAATATAACAGATTTAACAGATGGAATTGATGGTCTACCAGAAATAAAAAAATCAATTTATTTAAATACATGGAAAACAATTCAAGATTTAAAAAAAGACCCAGAATTTAAAAATGTTGAATATAAAGATACATATGTAAGAAATAAATTTTTTGAAAATGCTGACCCGACAGGTGAATTAGAAATTAAAGAAGTATTTGATTTAAATAATATTGAATTAGAATTTGAAGTTCTTATGGATTCTGTCGAGCAATTTATTGATGATATATCAATACCAGATTCTGATGTTAGGAGAAATATTGACTATTTAAGTCATCTTGGTGATAGACAGCCTATAAATTCTTCAGGAGTTTTTAACTTAGATGGTGACTTTAATGTTTTAGAAAAATATTTTGATGCAAAAGATAATTATTCAGAAGCAACAGAAAAACTTACATCAGCACAGAGCAGTGATCTTCCATATTCTCCTTTACCAGAACAAGGTGAATGGACAAAAGTTTTAATGAGAGATTTAATTAGAACCGCAGCTGACAGAGGTTTAGACGGTGTGGTATTGCCAAACGCACAAGCTTATCGATATGCTGGTGGTAGAAGTGATGATTTAATAAGAGGCTATAAAAACACAACTATACCTACATTTAAATCTGTTGCGAAAGAAATTGGTGAAGATGTTGATACAATTGAATGGAAAGGTTGGACTTCGGAACAACATCCTGCATATGAATCATTTGATGATCTAACATCTGATAACAATCATTTAGTAATACCCATAAACAAAAACTTGTCAGGATCATCAATTAGAGGTTATAAAGAGGGTGGACAGGTAGGTTCTTTAGCAAATGTAAATGTTCTTGATTTAGGAGAAAGAGTCAATGGCTGAAATACCATTGGGTCCAGGCGGCCCTCAAGCAGATATGATAGAAGAAGCAGAAGAGCTTGATATTGTAGAGGTTCCAGAACAACCGAACATTACTGAGTTAGATGATGGAACTGCAATTATTGGCGAAATGCCAGAAGAGCCTATGTCATCTGATGAAATACCATTTGATGCTAATTTAGCTAGTTTTATTGATGAAGCAGATTTAGGTAAAGTTTCTGATGATTTATCTTCATCTATAAAGGATGACATATCATCTCGTGATGAATGGGAACAAGTATATAAATCTGGATTAGAGTTACTTGGTATCAAATATGAAGATAGAACAGAGCCATTCGAGGGTGCAACAGGTGTAATACATCCTTTGTTATCTGAATCTGTAACACAGTTTCAAGCACAGGCTTATCGTGAATTGTTACCAGCGGGCGGCCCCGTTAGGGTTCAAGTTATGGGTCAGGAGACACCTGAACTTGTTGCACAGGCTGAACGTGTTAAAAATTACATGAACTATGAGATTACTTGTACAATGGAAGAGTTTGATCCAGAGCTTGATCAAATGCTTTTTTACCTTCCAATTGTTGGCTCAACATTTAAAAAAATATATTTTGATCCGTTACTACAAAGAGCCGTTAGTAAGTTTGTTCATGCTGAAGATATAATTGTTCCTTACTCTGCTACAGATTTGTTGACGGCTTCTCGTGTTACTCACGTAGTGACTATGAGCAAAAACGATATTCGTAAATTACAGCTAACAGGTTTCTACAAAGATGTAGATTTACCAAACTCTGATCATAGTGCTACAAGCTATACAGATATTAAAGAAGAGCTTGATAAAGCTGATGGTACTTATCCATCATCTTATGATGAAGACTTAACTATACATGAAGTGCATACAAATCTTGATCTTGTTGGCTTTGAAGATAGAGATGAGAATGGTGAAGAGACAGGATTAAAGTATCCTTACATTGTTTCTATTTTAGAAAAAACAGGCGAAATACTATCGATTAGAAGAAACTATGATCCAAACGATCCTCTTATGCGTAAGAAACAATATTTTGTGCACTATAAGTTTTTACCTGGTCTAGGTTTTTACGGATTTGGTTTAACACATATGATGGGTGGGTTAGCTAAAGCATCAACAAGTCTTCTTAGACAATTAATTGATGCAGGTACATTGAGTAATTTACCTGCAGGTTTTAAGGCACGAGGAGCTAGAATAAGAGACGAAGATTCTCCTTTGGCACCTGGTGAGTTTAGAGATATTGACGTAGCAGGTATGGATATACGTCAATCATTGATGGCATTGCCGTTTAAAGAGCCGTCAAACACGTTGTATTCATTGTTGGGTACTCTAGTAGACTCTGGTAGACGTTTCGCTTCTATGGCAGATATGAAGATCAGTGAGATGGGTGGCGAAACACCTGTTGGTACGACAATGGCTATTATGGAACGTGGCACAAAAGTAATGAGTGCTATTCATAAGCGACTTCATTATTCACAAAAGCAAGAGTTTCAATTACTCGCACAAGTGTTCGCCCAGAATCCAAAGCCATATCCTTATCAGGTACCAGGTGCTCCTCCGATGATTATGCAGACTGACTTTGATGATCGTATAGATGTCATACCTGTCAGTGACCCGAACATTTTTTCGATGTCACAAAGAATAGCGTTATCACAAACACAATTACAGTTAGTTCAAAGCAATCCAGAACTTCACGGTGGTCAACAGGGATTGTATCAGGCATATCGTAAGATGTATGAGGCATTAGGTGTAACGAATATTGATCAGATACTACCACAACCTCAACAGCCACAACCAATGAACCCTGCAAAGGAAAACCAAGAAGCAATGAGAGGCTCTAGGTTACAGGCATTTCCACAGCAAAACCATGAAGCTCATATTGAAGCTCATTTAGCTATGTTGTCTACGCCTGTTGCTCAAGTTAATGCAACAATTGTTATGACGCTACAAGGTCACATACAAGAACATATAGGTATGATGGCAGAAGCTATGGCACAAGCTGAGATAACAGCTAACACAACACCTGAACAGCAAATGATGATGCAACAAAATCCACAGATGATGCAAGAGATGCAAACACAGATACAAGATCGTGCAGCTGTTATTATTGGTGAGTTGACTGAAAAATATGCACAGACTATTCAGCCAGAGGGTAATTCTGATCCATTAGTTGAAATAAGAAAACAAGAATTAGCAATTAAAGGTGCTGAATCCCAACGTAGAGCTCAAGAATTTGAACAAAAACAAGAACTTGAAAAAGAAAAAGAAAGAAATCAACGATTAGTTGATCAACAAAGAATTGACATTTCAGAAGAGGCATTGAATGATAAAACACGTATTGCAGAAGAGCGTATCCAAGCTCAAAGAGATATTGCTAATGCTAACAACAATAGGAGAAACTAAATTGGTAAGTTCTATTAGAGAAAAAATATATCAAGTAGAAAAAGAAAAAAAGGTTGAGAGAAGAAAAGCTAAAGAAGCTGCTAATGCTCCTGAACCAGTATTTAAAGAAGTAAAAGAACCAGAGGTTGAAAAAATAGTTGACAGTGGTGAAGTAAAAGCTACACCTAAACCTGTTTCAAAGAAAAAAGGTAGACCAAAAAAAGGAGAGTCAAATGGGAAAAAAACTAAAGCCAGTTCCTGAAGGCAATAAAGGTTTAAAAAAACTACCAACTGAAGTTCGTAACAAGATGGGCTTTATGAAAAAGGGTGGTCTTGTAAAGGGTGGAACATCTGCACAAATGACAGGCAAGAGGTATAAAGGTACTTTCTAATGCCAAAGCGTAGAAAAGGATTTTTAACTCATGATGAAGCATTAAAGTTTTTAGCTGGTATGACACCAGCACAAAGAGCTGCTTATCAAAGAGGTGTTGAAAATGCTAGGCTAAATAAAAAAAGAAAAGTAAAATACGATATTGACCCATTTACAGGACAAATGGGTTTTAGATTTAACAAGGGGGGAATAGTTAGTAGAGTAAAACAAACAAAGTATTTTTAAATGATTGATCCATTAACCTTAACCACAGCCGTCAGTGCAGCAAGTGCGGCATATGGACAAGTCAAACGATTAGTTCAAGCAGGAAAAGAATTTGAAGAGATTTCTGAAAGTCTTGGAAAATGGATGGGTGCTGTATCAGAC